GCTTCCATGGTGGCGGATCCGTCAGCAAGGACGGGCGCAGCGGTGACTATGAGCAGTTGGAGGGCCGCGTGGCGCAGATCGGCGTCAGCTTTGTTCCAGCGAAAGAGGCGGGCACGTTCGATGTCAGCTATGATCTCGTCATCGACCGCGTGAACAAGTAAAGCGACTGTCCTGATACCTCGGCACTGTTACTCACATGCGCTCCGGTGAAATCATATTCACCGGAGCGCCACCTTGAGACTTACAATCTGAACACCCTCACCAGCGCATTCAACGCCACCCGCAAGTTCCCGATGTCTTCCTCCGGCCAATGCAAGGCCTCCTCGTCGGAACAGATTACCCGATAGACCAGCAGCGTCGGCCGCCGCCCACGCGACATGCGGTGTTCACGATCACAGGCGTCCAGGGCATCGGTTGCGGCATTGAACCGCCGCTTCAGCTTCTCAATGACCTCCAGGACTGGCTCACTGGGGCTCGCACCAAAGATCCCCTCGTTGATGAGCAGCCCTGCCACGGACCGTGGGCTCGGGGACGGCAGACCCATTGTGGCGTGGTGATCTCGGTAAAGCTGACCGAAGGCAACGCCCGCTTGGTACTGCGTTTCGCTGATGAGTTCGCGGAAGGCGAGACGGCCGAGAGCCGTGCCGAGCCGCTCGTCCTTCGCCTGCTTGGCTGAAACACCGAAGTGACGGCGGCGTGCATCGAGCGCGACACTCATGGCATCCATCTCCAGCTGATGCTTCGTGCGCTTGCCACACGGATAGCGTTTGCCAAGTTTACGCTTGCGTCCAGGAGCCATGGTTCACCGTCCTTCCGTGATCGAGGTTTCAGCCAGATAGCGCAGCAGGGCGGCGTAGCCACAGACATCAACTGCTGAGTCTTCGTGTGTGGGGTCGTGCGCGAGCCGCGCCAGCTTCAGGTCGAGGAGGCACAGGACGACCTGCACTGCCGTGATCTCGCGCCCCAGCGTGGCCGACCAGCGCTGGGCAATGGCTGCCATGCTTTGGCTTGCGTCACCGTACTGGGCGCTGCGCTCAGCGATGACATTGGCGACGTGCTTGAGGAACTTCTCGGCGGCGCTGCTCATGCCAGCCCTCCGTTCGTGTCGAGAGCCCAGAGAAGGATGGCGATGGCATCCGCCTCGTTGTCGTCGGAGGGATCGAAGCCGCGCTCCCGGACGGCAGCGATCATCGCCTGCTTGTCGGCATTGCCCTTGCCGGTGGCGAAGCGCTTGATGGTTCCGACCGGCACCCCCTGGTAGGCGATGCATCTCTGCTCACACCAACTGGTCAGTGCAGCAAGGAAGCCGCCGTAGATATGAGCGGCATCCGTGCCGATGTGGCGGCGCACCTCTTCGAAGTACACGGCGTCGATTCCGCCAGTCACATCGAGGGTCTGGTCCAGCCACTTGCCGAAGCGCAGGTAGCGCATGCCGCCACCCTCGTAGCGGCTGGGCCGGAACTCGGCCGTGCCGTGGAGAATGCGGCAGCGGCTATTCCGGACAGCCCAGCCGGTGGTGCTGCCGAGGTCGAGGGCGAGGATGGAGGGAGTCGAGGGACTGGGGCGGGCGGCGGGCAGAGCCTGGGCATTCGAAGCCATGATGGTCTCCGTTGTGAGGTCGATGGGGTGATGGTTGGTGAGGGTGCAGGCCGGTGGCAGGGGTCACTCAGCGGGCGGGGGCTGGGCCTTGCTATCCATCGTCAAACCAGACGGGTCCCCGAGAAGGTGTCACACCCCGCTTCAGCGGGTGACACCTTCCCTTTAGGGAGGAAAATCCGAAATCTGTGATCTGCTCCAAGCCACTGATTTGGTTGAGCGATTCCGGATTGCGGAGCAGATTTCGGAAAGTTGTTTCCGAAATCTGGAAAGCACTTTCCAAGTCATTGAAACGACTCGCAAAAATCCAGATTCCAGATTTCGGAATCTGAGCAGATTTCGCCAAATCTGGTGCAGATTCCGGAAATTGGGGGGCAGATTTCGGGGACTTCCGCACGGTTAAAATCATGCCAGATCCTCCTCGCGGTAGACCCATACGGCGGGGTTCTCGACGGGCAGGACGGCTCCGGTCTGGGGGCACTTGTAGTGGCTGGGAAGGACGGCAATCAGCTCAGGGCCCACCTCACCGGTCGCGGCATCGACCCGCTCGGCGCCCGTGCCCAGTTCCATTCCCTCGACACACAGGTAGCCATACTTGCTGCGCTCGGCGGCGAGACCGATTTCGGTGGCGGCGGTGCCGCGCACGAACTTCACGTAGCCCTTGGTGGTGAGGACACCGAGGCGGTCGCGTATCACCGTCTGCCCGCCGAGACCCGCCTTGTTTTCGAAGGCCTCGGCGAAGCTGGTCATGGTGTAGACCTTCCCGGCGCGCGCCTCATCGTAGATGAGACCGAGAATGGCCTCGTTCTTCCGCAGGCGCTCGGCGTCGTACCTGGCGCCCGCCTCCTTGCGCACCAGACGCTCATTGAGAGGGTTGATCTCGACCCAGCGCCCGTTTTCCTTGTCGATGAGCTTGGCCGGAAGTGCCGGACCGTTGCGGAGCTCGATCTCAAGACGGCGCTGGGTGCTCTCCTCATCCGGCCGGTGCATCAGGAGCCCCGAGGTGTAAAAGCCACGCAGCGCGCTGGCGCCGGACAGCGCCTGGAACGGATCCTCGGTCACGGCCTTGCGGTTTATCTTCTTGGTGTGGTGGGCGAGAATGACGCCGCAGTCGGGCGCAACGGCCTCACGGAGACGATCGACGCGCTCGGTGAGAAAGAACATCATAGCGGCGTTGTCGTTCTCGCCGCCGCCATCCTCGCCGCCGTCGAACAGGTTGCGGATCGGGTCGAGGCAGATGATGTCGGGCGGCGCGTCGGGGAACCTGACCCGGACGGCTTCGACCACGAGGGCCAGACCCTTGTCATCGAGAATCATACGCAGCTTCGGCGTGGCGAACAGATTGTCACGCGCGCCGGCGATCACCGCCCCATCCAGCCTGATCTGCTGCATGCGCTCACGGAGATAGTGGTACTGGATCTCCGCCTGCAGATAGAAGACGCGGAGCGCCTGTGGCGGCGTGAAGCCGAGGAACGGCACGCCAGCCGCCATGTGCGCAAGAAGGCTGATCAGGAAATCGCTCTTACCCACCTTCGGCGCGCCGCCCAGCACAAGAAGCCCGCCCGGCGTCAGCACGCGCGGTGCGATGATGTCGGGCGGCATGGGGGAGCGGTCATCGAGAAGCTGGCCGAAAGAGAAGACCGGCAGGGGCTGGGCCTCCTGCTCCGCGTCCGCCTCGTTGCGCAGCAGCGCCGGGCCGTTCTTCTTCACATGTAAGACCCAGAGGCGATCCGCTTCCTGCTGCAGACGTTCCGGCGGCCAAGCGGGCCTCAGCATGGCCGCATTATACTGGCAGATGGCCTCCCAGCCATCGTCGGGGCTCAGCTTGCCCTCGTGTACCATGCGGACGTAGTGGCCGATGGCCGCACTGGCGCCCTCGAAGCGTGTCCACGCATCGCCGCCGCCTTCATGCACAGACGTGGTGAGGATGGCATCGAGAGATGGCTTCACATGCCCTTGGGCCAGAGGTTCCGCGCCCACGCCGGGAATGAACGGCATGGCGGCAACCCGCTCGGCAAAGTCACTGAGGTCCACCTCCACGGCATTGTGCTCGCGGATCTGCACCAGCCGCTGGAAGCCGCCCTTGTGGTAGACGGAGCCCGCTACGCGTATCGGCTGATGGGCCGAACGAAAGTGGGTGTCGCCACCGACCTTCATGGCGATGTCACCACGCAGACGGCAAAAGGTATTGAGGTCCTCGCCTGCGGCTGCTTCGGTGAGCTTCCACCACACATGCAGTTTGATGGCGCCTTCGGCCGTGCGGCCGCCGCTCTCCACCACCAGCGTGGGGGTGCCGAGATAGCGGACCAGATAGGCGAGCTTGGCAAGTATGTCGCCCGCATCGAGGTCCACGACCACGGCCTGCATCTGGATGACTTCATGGGCGCGCGCCTGCCCCTGGGCCGCAACGGTGCCGGGAATGACATATAGCGCCGCACCCTCTCGCCACGCCCAGGTGGCGAAGGTCTTGAGCTTGTCGAAGGCGGAGCCATCCGCTTCGATCCAGATGTTGTTGGGTTTGCCATCCCTGCCCTGCCCCTTGTCCACGAAGCCGCGGACGGGGATCAGTCCTTCGCAGTAGCCGAAGACCACATCGAGAAAGACGCCAAGCTGCTGGGCATCGGGTTCAATGCCGAATGGGTCTTCCTGCGGGGACGCGTCATTGAAGTCACGCCAGGGGTTGAAGTGAATCACCTCGCCGGTGGGCTTGTCATCGGTCTCGTCGGTCATTGGCCAAGGCTCCAGCAGCGGTTCGCGTAGGCGCACATCCGGCACTCGAAGTGATCGCGGTCGCGGGCAAGCCGCGGCAGAAGCTCGCCAGCGTCGGTGGCGCGGAGGATGCGCACGGCGCGGTCGCTCATGCGCTGGGCCAACTCGGCATTGAACGGAACCAGCTCGTGATGAAGCTCGGCCGTGTCCTTGTTGATGGCGGTGAACAGCGTCGGGTTGGCGGCAAGCCCCGGGATGACCGCATCCATGTAGGCCTGGTAGAGCGCGATCTGGGCGGCATAGATGGGCTTCGCCACGGCAACGCTGCTCTTCACCGTCTCGCGCCAGTTCTTCGCGTTCATCGTCTTGCACTCCCAGAGTGCGGGAACGCCGAGCTTCAGCGCCTCGGGTGCAGCGGCTACGATGCCATCAACATGACCGCGGATACGACCGCCAGCCACCGAGAACCCGAACTGCACACCATCGGGGTCATTGCCCTTGCGAGTGTAGAGATCGACACCGGCGGCACGCAGCCACTGGATCGCCAGATCCTCGAGCGCGTGGCCGATTGCAAAGATGCGCAGGATCTGGCCGGGGAAATCAGCGCCATCGTCTTTCGGGGCACCTGCGAACTCGAACTGCAAAGCCCGCTCGCAGGCATGACCTACGCGCGAACCACCGAGATATTCGCGGCGCGGACGTTTTGCGTTTTCACTGGTGAGGCCTGCGTCGACGGCGTCGTTGAGCAGTTCCGCGAAGCTGCGCGTGTGGTTGAAATCCAGCGTCAAAATGGCACCTCCGGTGTTGGCTGCTTGTTCGAGGCAGCAATGTCGCGCATCGCGTCCTGAAAGCCGCCGACGGCGACTTCGATGAGGGTGAGAACCTGAGGCTCGGTGAGATCAATGAGCCGGGTATTCCAGCCGATCTCTTCCATTGTCTCCGCCACGCCTTTCACGGCTGCGCCAATGGCGGCCTTCTCTTCCTCGGTGAGATCAACCATGGCGGAAGACCTGCGGGCCCGCTGCCAGAAGAAGGCCTGACAGGTGATGGAGCAGAACCACACAGATGGACGCGGCCGGCTCACACGTTCCGGCTCGCTCCAGCCAATGCCACGCGCCGGTTGCCGGCAGACGGCGCAGAGCACGAAGCGCGGCTGCCAGCCAAGCCTGCGCTCGCGGGCCGTGGAGACGCTGGTCATCGCGCACCCCTATCACGCGGCCACCGCGAGGCTGGCGCCCTTGGCAGCATTGATGCAGGAGCGGATGGCAGGAAGATTGAACTTCAGGCTCAGCATGGCCGATGCCTGGTAGCGGGTGAGACTGTAGTCCATCCGGCAGGCGGGAGGCAGGAAGGCGAACTGCCGCTCGGTCGGCGGCTGGCGCAGCCATGCCTTGGTCTTGTGCGCCGACTCGTCCGTCTCGTTGTTGTTGAGCCAGTCGTCGGCCGCCGCGAGGCAGACGATGTTTTCGCCAACACCCAGCAGGACGGACGGCCTGTTCGCGGCGCCGCCGACCGCATAACAGCGCCCGTCCTCGTGGAAGACCCCTGCCCATGCGTTGAAGCCGGCAGCCATCATGGCGGACCCGTCGCCGTTGATATCGACCCACGCGAAGCTAGAGCGCGCCAGAAGGTCGATCTCCGTCATGACGAAGTGGCCGAGTGCTTCCGGGCCTCCCGCCTCGCGCTCGCTTTCCCACACGTGGCCGCAGAGCGGGCATTCCATCACGGCAGCGGGAACCTCCGCCTCGCAGGAGGGGCAGCACTTGGTGGGTGCGTCCCCTGTCGACTGCCGCCCGTCCAGATCGACATCCTGCTCGAGCGAGCCGTGGATGAGGCTCGAAGTGCCGAAGTCGAGGATCACGCAGTCAGTCTTGACGACACCCGGGTATTCCTCCGGGTTCACGGTCCTGAGGCCGCGACCAACCATCTGGATCATGGTCGACTTGTAGGAAGAGGGCCTCAGCAGCACGACGCAGGAGGTGGGCGGGTGGTCCCAGCCTTCGGTCAGCACCGCGACATTGGCGATGACCTGGATCTCACCCTTGTCATAAGCGGCAAGCGTCGCCTTGCGGTCGCCATCTCCCATCTCGCCGTGAACGAGCGCGGCGGACACCCCGGCGGCCCTGAAGGCGTCCGCCACGTTGCGCGCATGATCGACGGTCGAGCAGAATACGACCGTCTGGCGGCCGGCGGCCTTCTCCTTCCAGTTGGCTATCACCGCATCGGTCACCGGCGACTTGTTCATGATGGCGTCGACCTCGCCCATGTCGAAGTCGGCGGCCACGCGGCGCACCTTCTTCAGCGCGTCCTGGACGCCAACGTCGATGACGAAGGTGCGAGGTTTCACGAGATGGCCGGAGGCGATCAGCTCGCCGATTCGGATCTGGTCTGCCACATTGTCGAAGACCTCGCGCAGGCCCTGCTTGTCGCCCCGGTTCGGCGTGGCGGTGACACCGAAGATCTTCGCCGACGGGTTCAGCTGCAGCGTCCGGTCGATGACGCGGCGATAGCTGTCGGCAATCGCGTGGTGCGCCTCGTCGATGACGAGGAGATCCAGCACGGGCATGCCGTCGAGGTTCGACGCCCGGGACAACGTCGGCACCATGGCGAAAGTGGCCTGGCCGCCCCACGATTTCTCATTGGCATCCACCACCGAGGTGGAGATACCGGGGTTCACCCGCGAGAACTTGGCACGGTTCTGGTCCGTGAGCTCGTCGCGGTGAGCAATCACACAGGCCTTGGCATCGCGGCTCTGCAGGAGATCGCCGGCCACCGCCGACAGCATGACGGTCTTTCCGGCCGCGGTCGGGGCGATGCCCAGCGTATTGTTGCGGGTGCCGAGCGCAGACAGGCTGCGCTCGACAAAGAGTTTCTGGCGGGGACGAAGCATCATGGCCGCTGCCCTCACTTCGCCCAGGTGGGACGGACGCCGGCAACGGGCGCAGGCGCTGCCTGCTGCGGGGCCGAATACGCCGGCTGCGCGGGGGCGTAGGCGGGCTGCTGCGGCGCGCTGGCGTAGCCTGCCTGCTGGGAAGGTGCCGCGTAGGCGGGCGCCGGGGCCGCACTGTAGGCCATGGGGCTCCCGACGCCGCCCATGGCGGCCGCGTAATCCCTGTGGTCGCGCGTCACGGCCTGGCGGATATCGTTCTTGTCCTCGCCGTTGCTGTCCTTGCCGATGTCGATGCGGGCCACGAACTCCAGCCCGTCGAGATCGGCGAAGCCGGCAATGCGGCGGGCGTTCTGCGCTTCCTGCGAATTGTCCTTGTCTGAGAGGCCGCGCGCCGAGTTGAGGATGCCGCGGACGAGGCTCCGGCCCATGTTGGCCCAGCCGGGGCCCGTGGCGCTGTAGAGGCCGATCATCGACCACACCTTGCGCCTGGCGTAAGGGCCTTCGAGGACAGTGTATTCGACGTCAAGGTAGACGGACCCCGTGCTGCCGCGGCGGGCATAGCCGCCGGTCCAGCCCTGGGACGGATCGTCGAAGCCGCCGGGGCGGATCGTCAGGCGCACCTTGGCGATGGTGCCCTTGGGGATCAGGTTGGGGTTCTGCTTCGCGTCGTTGAAGTCGTTCCATGCACCGGTCATGGGTGTTCTCCTGGATCAGATGTTGGAATTGGGATGAGAGGCGGCAGCGTCCGGAGCGGCGGGGCCCGGGCGGCTGAAGACGAGGCGTTCGAGGGGAGAGCGGCCGGGCTCACCGATCTTGGCGATGAGGCGGCCGAGGTGAGCTTCCTCGACGAGGTCGAGACGGCCGGAACGATCCTTGGCGGGATAGTTCCAAGGGTTGAGCGTCTGGCAGACGAAGACGCGGTGCAGCCGGTTCGCAGCATCTGCGAGTTCCGTCATCGTCAGCACTTCATCGACGATACCGGGCAGCTCGAGGCCGGTTTTGGCGCCGTCGATCTGCGGCACGAAGACCTTGCGATTGAAGTCATCGAGCTTCTCGTCGAGGATGCCGACGAAGAACACGTCCTTCGCACGCGTGTGCTGGAGATGCGTAATCCAGCCGATCATCTCGCGGCCATGAAGTCCGTACGCGCCACGCACATCAGGCTTGCCGGCCTTCTCGGAGAAAGCCTCGGGCTGTTCCTTCGCCCACTGGAAGCAGAGGCGGCCCGCGACCGTGATCGAGTCGACGAAGATGGTGGCGTACTTGTCGAGCCCACGCGGATCGCCGAACTTGGCGCATGCGTCGTTGAAGTGGCGCTGGCTGTAGGGGCGGCCGTCGGGGATGGCAGGGTTCGGCCCGCCGATGAACACCGCGAAGTCGCGGCACTCCTCCCAGGTGCGCGGCCGGATCGTGTCGCCGCTCCAGCCTTCGATGGCGAGATCACCCGCTTCGAGGTCGTAGAACAACGTTGTGTCCGGCAGCAGCGTCCAGAGCAGGCTGGTCTTGCCGATGCCCGACTTGCCGAAGATGGCGGCCTTGATGCCGCGGCGCTCGGCGAGACGCTGGTCGGCGAGAATGATGGGGAGAGACATCAGATGCCCTCCTTCCCGGCGGTCAGCTCGAACGTCTCCTTGCCGGCACGAACGGTGCGCGACGGCTCGAAGAGCGAACGGATGTGCTTCGGCCAGGCGCCGTACTTGCGCTCCGAAACCTTGAGGCTGACCTCGACATAGTCGCGGGGGTCTTCACCCTCGGCCTTGATGCGTTCGATCAGATCGGCGAGGTCGCGCTGATTCCACTCGACCTTTTTCGGCAGGTCGGCCACGACCGTGACGTCGCCGTCGGTGAAACGCGCCACACCGAAATCCTTCGCGGCATCCGCACGCGCCGCCTTGGCGCGCTCGGCGTATTTCTGGGTCAGTGCGCTGTCGAGCCAGGCGACGGTGAGCTTGGCCTTGCTCAACGCCTCATCGGCATCCTTCTGCAGGCGGGCGAGTTCCGCCGCAGGCAGAGCGACGATCTCGGCGATCGGCAGACGCGGGAGCGCCTCGAGAGTGATGTGATTGAGGATGGTCATGCCGCTTCCCCGGTGTTGGGGCCGCGGCGCACGCCGGGCGTCGCCTGGCGGATCTGCTCCGCCTCATAGGCTTCGACGTCTTCGAGGCGGTACGCCACGCGACCGCCGATCTTGATGAATTGCGGGCCTTCACCCGTGAACCGCCACCGCTCCAACGTGCGGGGCGATATCGTCCAGCGAGCGGCAAGCTCGGTCTGGTTCAAATGCCTCGTAGTCATTCAGGTCTCCATCGGTTTGTGAGCAACCGTGGGGACACAATCGGCGGCGCCGAGGGTGAAAACGGGGGTGAAGGAAGGGTGAAAACCGGGGTGAAACCGCGCCGGAAATGAAAAAGGCCACCCAGAGGTGGCCTGTCGAACTGCGTGGTGTGGCTTTGGCGGTCACACCTGAGGAACGATCAGGCGGGCCCGCCGATCGTGGATCTCGATATACTCGCGCCATTCGCCTTTGCGATCGGCGCGCTTGTCCTTGAACACATCTTCGAGCCGCGTGCCCGCCTCGTAGTCTTCAAGGAGATCAGACACGGGAACCCATTCATCACCGCGCTCCCAGGCATCGAAGAGCTTGCGGATGACGGCTTTCTTGCCCCGCCTGAACTTGTATTCCCGGCCATGAATCCGCACCCAGCTCCCATCCGCGGCACATGCCAGCGGCTGTCGTGCCACCGGCACGCTGGCCGATCCTCGGTCGAGAAACATTCCCAGCCTTTCAAGATCGAGGCCACTCTTGTCGCCGGACCGCAGGACCACATCGCGAAACGACACAATGACCGTCGCGCGTGGAATGTGCAGATCAGGAGGAACGTTCGATGTGGTCAGCACGATCACCCGCTGACTCGTTGGGACAAGCGACATCTCAGCGGCCAGCTTCTCCCGGACGGCTGATTCGTGAAGCCGGCTCACGAGGAGAACCCGTACCCCGGTCTTCTTCCCGAGCCGCGGCATGCCCAGGTCCCATACGCAGCCCGAGATCAGGGCGACAGGCTTGCGTGCCGCGGGCAATCCCATGAGGGCGCGCATGACCCAGGAGGCGAACCGGTCACCATCGACAAGAAGGCGCCGGACCGAATCAGGCGATATGGGCAATGGACCATCTTCCGGGTGATAGAGGAGGATTTCATGGGTGCCCGGCTCAACGACCACGGCCGCCTCCGCGAAACCGTTGGCTGTCTCGATCCATACCGAATCATGGGGCTTGCCTTCGGTCAGAATACCCGTGGCCTGCAGATTCAAGCGGTCGGCCGGACTTAGCCCGGAGATGAACTCCGGGCCCAATTCGGGATTGTCTTGATCAACGACCGCAATCAGGGTCCCGAGCAGCGAGGGATCAAGCTCCACCGGCATCAGGAGACAACCTCCTCGAAGATACCCCAGCGGATCAGATACTTGTTTCCGAGCAGGCGCTCCTTCGCCGTCTTTTCAGTGAGATCACAGCCATTCGGATGACGGAGGCGAATCGAGATCTTCTTGCCGCGCGGATTGCTGCGGTCCGGCCTGAACTGCACGACGAGGAGCGCCTCATAGGCTGCACATCCCGCCAGGACGGCCGCGCGGACACCGAGTTCATCATGGAGCGCGGCGAGTGCCGTATCATTCCGATCGCGGGGCTCAACCGTGATGAATGCGCGTCCGCTTACGGGAAGAATCTTCAGCTGCATTACGTTGATGCTGCTGATCCCATCTTCCGGGTCCCAGACGAAAGGACGGGGATCGAGGAACCGCGCCATGTTGATGCGACGGATGGGCAGCGGCTTTGCGTCGTGATCGATTCCAAGGAGGTGTTTGACGAACATCTGGGCAAGCTTTTTCCGGCTGTTCTTCGAAGTGGACACAACCTCCAAGGCGCCAGTGTCGGCATCATAGGTGAAGGCCACCTCGCGTGCAGGCCGATAAATCAGCAGGTCGAGATCGTTATTACGGAACACGAGCGCACTATTCGGCATGCACTCCCGAAACACCGACACATGGATCAGCTTGCTGATCGTGCCGTCATCGGCGATCCGTTCCCGTTCGAAAACCTCAGCCTTGCAGATGTTACCCTCATCGAAAAGCGACTGGATGTCTTTTTCGAGAACGTCCAGCGCGACCGGATCGCGCCGGACAACCCTGCCTGCCTGGGTATGGAAACCGTCCCATGTGCGCACGCTGCGCGCATTCTCGAAGAAGCTGACATCAGCTGCTTGCTCGAACTTCGGCTGATCGCAGGTGTACAGCCAGAGGGCACGTGCATAGTGCGACTCCATTGCTGCGAGTTTCGCGCGGGTGGCTGCATCGACAACGGACATGATGGCCGTCTGTCCGACTTCCGTCGTCATGCGGTCGATTCGCTCGGCGTCGTGGGACAGGCGGTTGCGGGTCGGTTCGTCGAGGCCGTCGACGACGCCCAAAACCTGTTTGAGAACGAGTTTCTTGGGTCCAGCCCATTCGACCGGCCCGATGAACTCGGCGCTACGGCTGGCAAAGTAAGCCTTGAGATCGTCTCCAGGGGTGTGGCGGATGAGTTTGGCAATGGCAGCCATGACCGGTCGCTCCTTTCAGCAGAATCCGTTGATCCGCTAAAGAGCGTAGAGCAGTGCACAGAGCAGTCAATCGAAAAAATACGCTATTCAGCGGATTTGCGGGGAAAACTACGTGAAGAGTCCTGCATCCCCGACACCGGCGGACAACAGCCTGAGCGCCTGCATGCGGATTCGCGCTGCTTCTTCAGATACTTGGTATTCAGCTTTTACCGACTGGATCAGGCACTGTGCATCTTCCGATGCGATGTTCACAGGACCGAACAGTCGGTTTGGTTCGCAGTACTCCCTGACCAGGGTCCGAATCGATGAGGCCGGCATCAGGATGGCGCCGCTGATGTATCCGGCCTGCCATTCCATCCAGTCTGTCTGCCGGGCATTGAGAATCTGATCGCGCTTGCAGACCGCCGTATTGTCCAGGTCGCCGCGCCTGGCAAACAGATCGCCCGTCGCCAGCTTGTCGGCCCAGAGGTATCTGTGAAACCGGACATGGCCGAATTCGTGGGTGAGGGTCGTGCGCCAGCGGTTTTCGCGGCGCGGGTCGTTTGCGAGACGGTCCGAGATCTTCACCTCGGGACCGTGATCAGGATAGAAGATGGCGACGCCCTCGACGTCTTCGCCATATGCGGAAAGGTCCGCGCAGGAGTCGAGGTCCGCGCCCTCTTCTTCGATGAGGACGTGCAGATCGTCGGTTGAAATGGGGAACCTGACTTCGCCACGCCTCTTGCGAAGGAATTTCGAGACGATCTGCTCGCATTCCCGGTCCAGTTCTTCGGCCTTATAGAACGGGCGCTCCGCGAACCGACCCGTCTGATCGGGGATCATTCTCACCATGCCGTGCCTACTTCTTCGTCACCGAGGTCCTGAAACTCATGAAAGCCGAGACTACGTGTTCCGTGTTCTTGATTCGCTTCCTGATATCATCCGGGATCTTGCCCGCGAGAACGAAAAGAAGGCCTTCCTCCAGATCGAGTGCCTTGGCAAACTGCCGGATCAGGTGATCCGACGTCGGGCTCCGCCGGTCATGCTCGATGTCGTTGAGGTACTGCGGAGAAATCGGCGTACCATCCTCCTCCTTCAGTATGATCCCGGCCAAATCCTTCTGGCTGAGTGACTTCGCCTTGCGGGCCTTCGATATGGTCTGCCCGAAAGTCACTTCTCCAGTAGTCATCGGTTTGACATGGCGGCGGCCACTCCCCTGAAGTCACGCTTCTACGCGGATTGGCGTAGAGCGCATCAGGTCCCGGCGTCAAACAATTTATTGCAGGCCAGACCTCTTGCGCGGCGGCGGTGGTGATTCGCCCAAGAACCGGATTCTACCCCGCACAAACTCCCCGGCTTTCCACACCGCAGGATTTCCAAGCGTTTCCCAGGGCTTGCCTCCATTTCGCAAGCCATTGAAATCACTTGTGTTTGATGATTTTGAACCGCATCACTTGCTCATCAACATCAAACGCGAACGGTCTTGATGAACAGCACACCGCCCCCGAACTGGACCCCGCCCGAGCGCATGACTGCGTCTGAGCGGCTTGACGAGCTGGCGCAGATTCTGAGCACCGGCCTGCGGCGTATCCTATCCGAGCAGTCCAGCACTTTATCTGACCGGACCCAAGACAGTTTGGTCGACTTCTCGCCCCTGAAGAGCGGTGTTCACCGTCGCAAACTTCGCAACCGAGTTGGAGGACAATGATGAAGACAGCGACGAAATCCAAGCCCCAGGCCTTGCCGAGACCGGGAGAGATTGCTGCAGCCGACAGCGCCGTGCTGGCGCAGCTGGCCGCACTGCAACGCCTGTCGGTGAATGAGCTGAAGGCCAAGTGGGAGGATCTGCTCGGTACCGCAGCGCCCAACAACGCACGGGCCTTTCTGGAACTCCGGATTGGCTACCGGATCCAGGAACTGACCTACGGTGGCCTGAGCCGAGAG